CACCTCTCCCGCCCCGGTCCGCCCGCCCTCCGGTGCCACGCCGCGAACGCCTCCGCCGACAGCATCAGGACCGAGCCGAGCATGACGACGCCGATCAGGAAGCCGAGGCGGGCGGGAGGTTGGGTCATGGGCTAGCGATCCCTCGTAGGGTTATCCACTCTGACTGGCAGATAGCCGGTTTCGGCAAAGTGCTGGAGGTAGGGGAGCAATGCCCTCACTTGCTCCTGATTCAGGTGCATTCGGGTATTGGCGATGTGCGTCACGCCGTAGGGGTGATCCTGTTCCAGATCCACGTCTTCCCAGCCATTGCCGCCTTTGGATTTTGGCGTGAACCGCTTCAGGCCGATGTCATCGCAGCCAAGCCAAATGCATTCGTCGTCAGCAAGGCTGCTCTTCTGAAGTGAGCATTCCACGCCGTTCCGATCCTTGAATTCGAGCAGGGCAAACCCCCGCTCCGTTGCCTTCATTTCCATATCTCGTCCCTACATTTACTTGGTTGCTCTCCAAATCTTCGCATGCCCCGCCTTCCGCACCTGATCGCTCAGGCTGAGCCCCGGTTCGGTCCAGCACTCAGCAATCGGCCTGGCCCACCTGTCGGTTCTCGACCACGTACAGGTAACCGCCTTGCCATCGACCAGCAGCCGCAGGAAGTCGCGGGCTTTCGGGCCGCCGGGCTCGGACAACTCCACTGCGTTGATGCGGGCCAGGCGGAGGCGGCGGCCGCCACACTTCAGGGTATCCGCGTCGATGACCGAACAGGTACCGGCGGCGAACAGGAAGAGGCTGACTGGCATCGCCGCCTCACAGATCGCTATAGGCGGAGAGCGGCACGTCCTGCATGGCGTGGCCGCCATTGGACGGGACCGACCCCGAGCGGGCAACCGGCAGCGGCGGCAGCTCGTCCGTCTGGAACGGCTGCTCACCCCGGCTGTACGCCTCGAAGACGTGGAACCGGCTGCTCGCCGGGTTGCTGCTGCCGTACCGGGCGACGGTGTTCTTGTGGAACGCCTTGCCGTCCCGGTTTACGCCGACCTCGACCTTGACCACGACCAAGGCCTGCATGCCGTTAAACATCTTGTACGAGTTGATCTCGTAGTCCTCTGGCTTGCGGGCCACTTTGCCGACCTCCAGTACCGCCTTCAGCTTGGACCGCCCGAGGGTGACGAAGTTGTCGCCGCCCGCCGTGCCGACGTTCTCGTAGAACTGGGCTCCGGCGTAGGGCCCTTCCTTCACCGTCAGCTTCCAGTCCAGATACTTGTTGTCCGGGTTGTTGCGGCCGGACTTGACCTCCCCGTCCGTCTCGATGGTGACGAGCACGATGCGCCCCGCCGGGATCAGCTTGTTGTCGAAGTCGATTTCCGGTGCGTCGAACACGTTGATTCCCATAGTGATTCCTTTCAGTTGGTTGGTTGATTTAGTATTGGATGGAGTCCAGCTCGACGGGCAGGTCGTACTCCATCAGGTTCACGACCTTCCCGGCGGCGATCTTGTTCATCAGCTTGCCCAGGTGGGGCGGCTCGACCGGGGCAAGCGTCCCACTCCGGTCCTTGGCCGGGTAACCCCACCGGTTGAGTTGGCCGGTGACGAACCCCCGGAACGCCTTCTTCTTCCCGTCGGCGTCCGCGTACTCCAGCTTGGCCATCGTGACGATCTCGTCGACGATCCCGGCCAGCTTGTTCTTCGTCTTGCTGCCTTCCAGCTGGGGCTCGAACACCACGTTCCCCAGGTCGTCGGTCGACTGGTCGAGGATGCCGACCAGCCAGACGTTCTTCCCGGCGGCGTGCTGGAGCTGGGTGAACCAGCCCGTCATCTCGTCGGCCAGCATGCCGTAGGCCCGCAGGCCGTTGAACTCGCCCTGCTTCGTGTACGCCTCCGGCTGCCGCTTGACCCAGTCCAGGCACAGGCGGCTGGCCACGCTGATGCTGTCTACGAACAGCGTGCGGAAGGCGCTCGGGTCGACGTCCGGGAAGTGTGCGGCGGCCTTGTCCCGGTGTTCCTTGCTGTACGGCTTGCCGGGCTCGGCATTCGGATCGACGCCCCCGAGCAGAGAGGCGATGGCCCGAGCCTCGGGCCACGTGCGGATCGCCTTGCTCTTGCCCGCCCAGCCCTTGACCGAGAGCATCCCAGCCTCCAAGTCGAGGACCAGCGTGTCGTCGGCGGGGAGGGTGAGGATCAGGCTCGTCTTGCCGATCCCCGGCGGGCCGTAGATCACCCCCTTGATGCCCCGGTCCTGACTGACGATCGCCGTCATACGCCGCACTCCGTTGCCTCGGACACGCTCGGACGAGCCACCGCCGCCCGCCGGTTCTCCTCGGCCACCATCATCTCCCTCGACTTCCGCAGCAGCAGACCGCCCAGGTATTCGAGCAGCTCGGACGCGGGATATGGTCGCCCGTCGGCACGGCAGATCGATGACGTCAGCAGCTCAGACGAGTCCGCCCGGCAGGTGAGGCTGACGGCCTGGTCGAGCGTCAGCAGCGCGACGGTGGCCGGGGTCCGGTAGTGGTTGTTCAGTTCTTCGATGGTCATTCTCCCCTCCGTGGGTATTGGCGGTTGATCCAGTGCTTCCAGGCGATGTACCAGTCGGTTTGCTCAGGCGGCAACAACATGGGCTGCCTCCGCTTTGCACTTCGCCTGGTGGAAGCGGGCAAGGCCCATGACGAGCGGCTTGTGCTCCCGCCACCAGCTCAGTGCATTGCCCGCCATGCGGGCAATCGTCAGGCCGTCAAAGGCGTCCCACTCGTCAATCCGATGCCGCTGGCAGCCAATGCACATGATCTCGTCGGTTATGACAACCGACCACATCAGGCCATTAAGCGACAGGGGGCAGAGTGTAATGAGGGTATCCTGGTCGAACTTCGCGCCTTCCAGGTACGCGCCTCTCAGGTTCGCGCCTTCCAGGTTCGCGCGCTCGCCTTCCGGCTCGCTTCGCAGCCATCTCAGGTGCTTTTCGAGCATTGCCTTGATGTCGATAGTCATTCTCCCCTCCTTGGGCGATCGGTTAACGGTGAAGCACGACCGGCCCGCCTTGGCGGGCGTAGTGGGCCTCAAAGATCGGGTCGAACACCGGGTGATACCCGTCGTCCTGCTCCCGGCCCTCGGCCTCGATGCTCGCCATGAGCCGTTCCATGCCCGCCACGTCCTCCTCGGACAGGACTTCGGCGCCCTGGTCGCGGCACGCGGCGAGGTAGCCGTAGGGCGCCAGCCCGATCACCAGCAGGCCGAGGCTCAGGACGGCGAAGAAGGTGAAGGTTGCGTCAGTCCTTGTCATGATTTCCCCCTTGGTTGTGTGGCTTCGCAGAACTCCAAGATCGACCGGAGCGAAGCGGCCCGGTGTTCCTCGCTGACGCCGCTCAGCTCCGTGATGGCGGCGACCAGCTCCTTGATCGCGTCGGGCTTCGGCGTGGGCTGCTCAGTCATGGCGGCGGTCCCTCGCCAGATCGTCCTCGACGCACACCGACTCCATCCGGCGGCCGTGCTCCCTCTTCAGGGCCTCGCTGACCATGCCGACCGCGACCGTGCCGATCACCTCGGGGGTGACCTTGCTCGGGGCCATCAAGTTCTGGGCCGCCAGCCGGATGACGGCCAGGCAGGCGTCGTCGAGCAGCTCGTCCCGGAACAGGTCCCGGGCGACCCCGGCCCCGACCTCGCCCGCCACCTCGGCGAGCAGGTGTTCCCACCGGCCCTCGGCTACCCGGTCCAGACCCGGCCCGCCGAACCGGCGCTCCAATGAGGCGTCCGTCACGCCTTCGGGGTAGTTGTTCATATCAGCCTCCTTTTTGGGTTTGACATCGCGTATCAGTTGTGAGACATATAATCACATATTGAATTGGACGTCAACAACAAAATGTATCAAAGATGAGACGGGGACTGATTTACGACATCACGTTGAATGACATACAGAAAGCCGTCGTCGGCCTCGGCTACAGTGTGGCCGACTTGTGCGAGGCCGCGAAGATTTCCCGGCCCACCTACTACCGCCGCAGGAAGGCCCCGGAGGGGCTGACGGTGCGGGAGTACGAGCGGCTGCGCGAAGCCCAGACGAAGCTAATCGAACAGGGGAGGAAGAACCATGCCGACGGACGAGATCAAGGTGGCTGAGCAGGTGCTCGGCCGGGCCTACGCCCACTTCATGCAGAAGCACGACAGCAAGGCGCCGTTCAGCCCGCACGACGGGGCCGTCCTCCGCACCCTGGCCGAGTACCTGACCAACGTGTTCGACGTGCAGGACCGGCTGATCCATCAGATCGAACAGCTCCGGCAGCGAGTGAACAGGCTCGAAAACCCCGGCGCAGGCCAGGCCCATGATCCGCACTCCTAACCGTTTTGTCCTCCTGATGCGGATCTTGGCCGGTGTCGGCGCTCAGGTCCGCCGGCTGAAGCCCGAAAGCATGTTGAGCGTGGATGTGGCCTGCCGTCTGAAAGCCCATTCCCTCACCGGCGATCTTCGGGCCGTCTGGTTCAAGGTGCCGAACGAGGGCAAGCGGACGCCCGCCGTCGCCGCAATCCTGAAGGCGATGGGTATGATCCCTGGCGTCTGGGACTTCGTGTTCCTCTGGCAGGACGGCAGCGGCGTGATCGAGCTTAAGGCCGGTAGGAACAAGCTCACCGGGGCCCAGGCCGATTTCGCCCACTGGTGCGACCTGGAGGGCGTGCGGAAGGCCGAGGCCCGGAGCTATCGGGAGGTTGAAGCGGTTCTCAAGGAGTGGGGCATCCTGGTATGACCCGCAAGCCCCCCGAGGTGATCCGCAAGAAGTGCCGTCGGAAGCCGGTGCCGACCCCGGCCCCGACGCCCGCACCCCGGATGCCGATCCTCATCCCCGACCGCGACAAGCGGCAGCCGGTGGAAGCCCGCACCAACTGGCGTCGCCCGTGGGACGACATCGCCAAGGAGGAGCTGGGCGACCGGCTGATCCGCTACCGGGGCTCCTGGTGGCTGGACGGCCGGCCGGAGCACAGCGTCAGCGTCATCATGCGGGCGGCGAACGCCGGGCGGAAGCGGCGGGGGTTGCAGCAGATCCTGTACAGCGTGGAGTGGGGGGCATGAACCAAGTGTCGGCGATCAAGGACAAGCGGCGGATGGAGCGGGAGCGGTACGAGGAAGAGTTCTACGCCAGCTGGGGCGGTTACCTCCCCCAGATGAGCGACGACGCCCTGCTGCGGCTGAACGCGGACAAGCTGGCGGAGCTGAACGCCTCCTACCCCGACACGTTACTCTGGCTCAAGCACCAGGTGCTCTGCGAGCTGGCGAGGAGGGGGCTGTGAAGACCGTCCAGGGGGTCGAGTACAGCGTGACCCGCGAGGCCGACCAGGTCCACATCACCGTCTCGAAGGACGCCGAGCGGCATGTCATCCTGCGGCTCGATCCGGAGTCGGCGGGGCGGCTGGAGCGGCAGATTCGGGCGGCACGCGAGTCGGTGTAAAGACGCCATACGGATCTCGTTGCAAAGCTACCAAGATCGTGTTAAGGGGGCGGGAGCACTTCGCTCTGGGGGAGCCGTGGTCGCTCCACGAGTTCCCGCTCATCTCCGTGCCGGAGACGGGACGCTCCCCCGAAGTGCCCATCGACCCACCGCGGCACGGGGACAAGGCACGGACGCCATGACGGCAAAGTCACCCGCGTTCCAGTTCTACCCGAAGGACTGGCTCTCCTCCCTTAAGATCCTGATGATGACCCCGGAGCAGGAAGGCGCCTACATCCGCCTGCTCGCCTACTGCTGGGACTCCGGCGACTGCTCGCTGCCGGACGACGACCACCAGCTCGCCGCTATGTCTCGGCTCGGCGAAGGGTGGTTCAAGGGTGGTTCAACTACCCTTCGAAAATGCTTCGTACCACACCCCTCAAAGCCCGGCTCCTTGACCAACGAAAGGCTCCTCCAAGAGCGGTCCAGCCAGGAGAAATGGCGGCAGAAATCGTCCGAGGGCGGGAAGCGGTCGGCCCAGCAACGGGCTGAGAAACAAGCAAGTTTCAAGGGTGGTTCAAGGGTGGTTCAACCAAAGCCCAACCGGCCGGTTCAACCAACGGGCAACTCTTCTTCTGCATCCGCATCCTCTAAGTTAGGTGTAAGCTTGTCAGCTTACACCCCTGCCTTCGAGGAGTTCTGGGCGGCGTACCCCCGGCGGGACGGGAGCAAGTTCGACGCATTCAAGGCATACCAACAATCCATCGACGGAGGCACGGACCATGGACGAATTCTCGAAAGTGTTAGACAGTTTGCAGCGCACGTTCAACGAAGCGGAACGGAAAAGAGCAAAGTGGCGCACGCATCCACCTGGCTCAACGGCCGACGCTGGGAGTCCGACTATTCCCCTGACCCCGCCGCCCGAGCCCCGGCCGCTGGTGGCAAGCCGTCCTGGTCCAGCGAAGCCGACCGGCTCGCCGCCAAGTACGCCGCCGAGGCACAGCGCGAGCGACAAGCACCAGCTGAGCATCGCCCTGGGGAAAGTCTGCGCCTTGCAGAAGCAGTACGGGAAGACCTCCCAGGAGCTTGAAACGCTGGTCGAGGGCTTCTGCTGGATACTGGCCGACTACCCGATGCCGGTCATCCTGGCGGCCCTGGCTGAGTACGTGCGGCGGGAGCCCGACATCCCCGCCCCTGCGGACCTCGTGCGGATTATCAACCCGCCGCAGCCGGAGTTGTCGGCGGCGGTGTACGTCCAGCTCAAGCAGCGGGTATCGGAGGGCGGATGGCTCTTCGCCGACGAGCGGGAATACTGCCGGGCATTCGAGTCGCGAGAGCTGGCGAAGGCGGGTTGGGGGGCAGAGGGTTATCCGGGCATCACTCGCCCGCGGATCACCGCGGGCACGATCTGAACGGAGGCACCATTAACCTGCCGCGACGCTTGCCAACCGCCCGCGACCCGTGGTATCCCTCGGGAAACCACCCGGGGAGGCGGCATGGCGGACGGGACCAAGGTCCAAACGGACCACACGGGGCGGCTGGTCGAGGTCGTCCCGCCGACGCCCGAGCGGCTGGCCAAGGGGGACATCACCACGTTCGAGACCGAGCGGGGCGGCAAGGAGATCCGCAGCACCCTGCACCCGATGGACTTCTACTTGGCCAAGAACGCCGTCAGCCAGAAGCAGTTCGACGCCGGGGACCGATTCTACCGCCTCTGGCGGGCCGCCGGGCTCGGCGTCCACTGCCCCCAGCACCGCTACACGTTCGAGGTCGGGGCCGACCCGCTCAGCCACGAGGACGTGCAGGACTTGTGGAAGGCCTACGCCAAGGCCCGCAAGTCCGTCCGCTCGGCCCTCTGGCTGCACGCCGTCGTCGCGGTCTGCTGCTACGGCGAGTGGGCGGTCAGCCTGCGGGCGATCCCGGGCGTCAACACCCGCCGGGCCCCCATGCGGCTCCTGCGGAACGGGCTCGACGACCTGGCCAAGCACTTCGGGTATTGATTTTTTATCTTGCGCCGAAGTGGTCATCTGGTGTATCTTCCTCGGTAAGATGGTTGCCGTGTCACTGCGGGCAGCCTTCCGACTCTCAAAGGTTGTGATCGACGGCCCGCCCCCCACCGGGCGGGCCTTGGTTTTTGGAGGCCGCATGGCGAAGACGGGCAAGGGCGGCAAGCGCCCGAGGTGTTGACCATGATGATCGAGCAAGACGCTGGCTGGCAGGAGTTCGCCAGCTGGGTGGCGGAGGTCATGAGGATGAACGAGTTCCACCCCATCGACCCGTCCGCCGAGTATCCGATTTATTGCGGCTCCGAAGCGGAAGCCGAACTGACGCGCAGGTTGTGGTTGAAGTATGGCCGGACGCCCGACAAGTTACACGCCTGAGCTGGGCGACAAGATCTGCGAGCGGCTGGTCTGCGGCAGGGGCGACAAGCCCGAAAGCCTCCGCTCGATCTGTTCGGCGGAAGACATGCCGGACGCGAAGACGGTGTACCGCTGGCTCGCCAGGCACGAGGAATTCTGCCAGCAGTACACGCGGGCAAGGCAGATGCAGGCCGAGGTCTTCTACGACGAGAACATCGAGATCGCGGACAACGCGACGGACGACGTGATCTTCCTGGCGGACGAGGACTCCTCAGGCGAGGGCGCCCGGCCCGCCATCAAGCACTCGGCCATCGCCCGGGCCCGACTCCAGATCGACACCCGCAAGTGGGCCATGAGCAAGATGCTCCCCAGGAAGTACGGCGACCGGACCGACGTGAACCTCGGCGGCCAGCCGGACAACCCGGTGAGGGTCGATGCCTCCGTCTCCCTGACGCCCGACGAGGCGTACCGCAAGATGCTCGATGGCGACGTTTGACCGAGCCATACATGTACGCCGGTTTCGACTGGCGGAACCCTGATTACGACGCCGTTTACCGCCAGCGGGCCGAGTTCCTGCGGAGGATTCGCGAGCCGGGCTACGACCTGGCCGCGCTGAAGCGTTACTTCGCCGATCACCCGGTCGAGTTCATCGACGCCTTCGGCTTCACGGTCGATCCGCGAAACGCGGAAATCGGGCTGCCGACCACCATCCCGTTCGTGCTTTTCCCCCGCCAGGCGGAATTCGTCCGCTGGCTGGTGGACCGCTGGCGGGGCCGCGAGGACGGGCTGTGCGAGAAGTCCCGCGACATGGGCGTGTCGTGGCTGTGCGTGGGCGTCGCCGTCTGGATGTGGCTGTTCCACCCCGGCACCGTCTTCGGCTTCGGCTCCCGCAAGGAGGAGTTGGTGGACAAGATCGGCGACCCGAAGTCGCTGTTCTGGAAGATCCGCCAGTTTATCGGCCTGCTGCCGAAGGAATTCCGGCCGGTCGGGTACGACGAGAAGAGGCACGCCCCGCACATGCGGGTCATCAACCCGGAGAACGGCGCCAGCATCATCGGCGAGGCCGGGGACAACATCGGCCGGGGAAACCGGACCAGCGTCTACGTGAAGGACGAGAGCGCCTTCTACGAGCACGCCGAGGCCATCGACGCGGCGCTGAGTCAGACGTCCAACTGCAAGATTGACGTCAGTACCCCGAACGGCAACGGCAACCCGTTCTACCGCAAGCGGCACGGCGGCAAGATCCCGGTGTTCAGCTTCCGTTGGACCGAGGACCCCCGCAAGGACGAGGCCTGGTACGCGCGGCAGCGGGAATTGCACGACCCGGTGATCGTCGCCCAGGAGATCGACGTCGACTACAACGCGTCCGTGTCCGACGCCTGGATCGGGGGCGAGCACCTCGCAGCCGCCCAGCGGACCGGACCCGCCGACGTCGAGCCGCTGGGCGGCTGGGTGGTCGGCGTTGACGCCGCCCACTTCGGCGACGACGAGAGCGTGATCCACCTACGGCGCGGGCGTCTCAGCTTACCGCAGAAGGCCTTCCGTGGCTTGGACGGGCCGCAACTCGCCGGGGCGGTCGAGGAAGCATGCCGCACCCTGGAGCAGTCCGGCGGGGAGGTCTTCTCCCTCGTCGTCGAGTTGGACGGGCCGGGGGTCTCGTGCTTCGACCAGCTCCGCAGGGGCAAGTACGCCGCCAGGGTGACCGGCATCCACACGGGGGCGAAGCAGGCCGACGGCCGCAACTACAACCTGAAGGCCAAGCTCTGGCGGCTGGCCAGGGAGCACCTCGAATCGCCGCCCGTGTGCCTGCCCGGCTGTCCGGAACTGAAGGCCCAGCTGGCCTCCATGAAATATGCGTATAAGGACGGGTTGCTGCTAATGCAGAGCAAGAAACAGTACAAATCGGACTTCGGACGCTCGCCCGACCGGGCGGACGCGTTCGTCCTCACCTTCGCCGCCCCCGACCGCCCGGCCC